GTTGCAGGTCTTGTTGCCCTTGGTGCAGCTTTTGCAGTTTAAGAATTATTGGCCATAATTGTAACCAGCAATAAAGTTGTTATTCTTGGCGATGCCTCCTGCAACATCAGCGGGAATCTCCCAATTACGTAAGAAATATTCAGATGCGGCTTGTGGTGTTTGGAAAGTAGTATTTAAAAAATCATTAGTAACCTTGTTGTATTCAGGCAATTGATTTTGTGACAATGCATGATCTAATTGACCTTTCCAATTGGTATTAAAGTCTGGTACACGTGATTGCATTAAATCAGATCTGCCATAGTTATTATTCCATTGGAGCATACCAAAAGAATTACCACCATCACCACCAGCGGGATTTATTCTGAAAGAACTTTCACGATCAATGTTAGCCATTAATCCATAAGCTTTATTGTGAGACAAGCCTTTTTCACCTGTGAGATATTTGTAAACATCAGCACGATTAACATCACCACCGGAAGGCGTAATAGGATTTAAAACACTTACATTAGAACTTGAATCATTAGTAGATGATTCTAAGCTTGGTTCAGTATATACAAAGTTTTCATATTTATCTATATCGCTCTGAGCTTCATCTAGATTTTTCTGAGCCCTTGCTCTTTGTCTATCGTAGTACTCATCATTAGTACCAGTCTCACGTAGCTTGCGATCAGCATTACCATATAAATCCGCAGCCTTACCAAACATCGAGCCACCTACAGCTAGTACACCAGCCATACGTTTCGCAGAATCAAGATTACTCTTTGCATCTATGCCCATCTTCCTGACTTTCACCTCTGTATCTGCAGCAAGGCGTTCGGCAGCTACTTCAGACTGGTTCTTCAAAGTAGCTAGCTTTTCTTTCTTACGTAACTCTGCAGATGTGATAGCAATTTCCCCATAGTCTGGTGAGTTTCTACGTGCTGCTAAGAATGAACGAAGAGTATCGTCAGCAACTGCCTTACCTGCCTGTGAGTAATTACCTTGTGCACCGATACCTTGAAACTTGATCATATCGATTAATCATGCGATATGGCTATTCTAACTTTTGTAGAATGTAGAATATGCGTGTTAGATGAGTAATGGCTTCAGTAGATCCAAAGTATTTAACCAAGCGAGATGATAGCCAAATTATACGAACTTCGTGTCCGTCCCCAGATGAATTAATTCTACTAAGCGATGGATCACAGAAACGAGCTGGTGATCTTACTGTAGGGGACACTGTTAAAACTCGGCATGAAGAAACTAACGAAATTGATAATTTTGCAGTTAGTTATGTTGAAATTATTCCTAATACAAAAAGGTGCAAGCTAACATTCGAATTTAACTCGCTTGTTTGTTCTTATAGTCATAAGCTACTTGTAGGAACAGATTGGAAAACAGCAGAAGACCTAATTTTTGGTGACGTTGTTTCAGGTCAAGCCTTTTTGGGTACTGTGCCTGTAGCTGATGGGGATGTTGTTCTAATCACAGTAGAAGATGCTCATACATATATTGTTAATGGGTTGCAATCACATAATAAAAGACCACTCCCCCCAACTTCGACAACTCCTAAACCAACTACTTCTACTACTTCTACTTCTACTACTAAACCCATGGCTACTAACCCAGGAACACAAACAGGATCATTTGATTTTAAAAAGATCATGGATTCGTTCTATGAGTACAAACCTAAGGAAGCAGGCGATGCTACGGATATACAAAAGCAAGCATATCAAGGAAACATGGTGCAATCCATCCTTGATAGTCAATTGGCTCAGCAACTAGGCCAATACAACGCAGGACTTGCTCAAGATAATATGACTCACCAGGCTGACCTAGAGCAACGTAATCAGTCTGGACTAATGGCAGATGAGTTTGCTTATGGAATGGCGGGAATGGACGCACAGTTCCAATATGGCGAAAAGGGATCACAGAATCAGCATGAGCGTGATTTAGGAATGTTATCCGCAACTGGTGAAGAGCAGCGTCTTAATCTTGCCGCACAAGGAGATCAAGATCGACTAGGTCAAATTGTTTCCGGTGAGCAAGCTCGTTTGACCAATGACTTAAATAACAAATCATCCGAAGCAATTGCAGCCGGTAGGTATTCTGCTGATAAAACAATTGCATCTACACAAGCTGATGCGAGTAAGTACGGATCGGCACAAGCTGCTGAAGCGAGTAAGTATGGATCTGATAAATCAGCTGCAGCTAGCATGTATGGAGCTGACGCATCCGAAAGATCATCCTTTAGAAGTTCAGAAGCAAGTGAAAATGTAGCTGGCACTCAAGCTAAAGCTAATATGTATGGAGCTGATGCGTCCGAAAGGTCTTCCTTCAGGGGCTCAAAAGCAACTGAAAATGTAGCAGGGACCCAAGCGCAAGCAAGCATGTATGGCTCTAAAGCATCTAAGGATGCAAGCACATACGGATCAGATCGTTCTGTAGATATAGCAAATATCAATGCTAAAGGAACACTCGACAACACACGTGCAACAGGAGATGAAACTCGTAAGACCATGGGTACTGAGCAACAGTTAAAAGCAAAAGAGCGTGCAGGTATGCACAAGTATGCACGTGGTACAGCGAGGGCTATGTAATGTCAACCACTAAATCAAAAACAGGTAAGGTTTATTTAAATACAGTTGATCAATGGCTAGACAATATCCCTGCTTCTGATAGTGAGGACTTCAAAGAATTTGCTGAGGTAACTCCATCCATCATTGAGATTTGGGTATATTCAGGAATCGTTGGATATGAAGGCACATTCAATGACTTAAGTCGATGGGTCAAAATGAAATATAAGAAGTTAGATCGCCGTGGAATCCTTAACAGTGAAATTAGTGCCCTTCACTCCGATATACAAGAACTTAGAATGGCTATTACCTCAGGAGAAATTAAAGGAGATAACGGTGCTGCCAGGTTGGCGGCCCTGGAAAAAGAGCTTCGTTCTCACATTGAAGTCTCAGAACGAATCAATAAGTCTACTGATAAACGCGGGCTCGTCTTGGCTGGAGCAGACAGGGTGATGCGTGAGATGACTAGCATTTTTAAAGACGATCCGCAATTTGCTGAGCCTATTGAAAATGCTATAAATGCAGTATGGGCAAAAGTCTATAGTGAGGTGAGTAATGCATGATCTAAGTCTTCCGGAACTTCCTGGCTATATCCCTAGCGTTGATATCCAAGAGCTTCGCCGTCAAGAGTATATAGATAATCGACTTCCATCAATGCCTGGAGTAAGTATTGAAAAGTACTTTATGACTGATAGACAAGCTGAAGCTGCAGCATTGGCCCAAGCTATTGGTATTGCATACGAAGAAGATAGACAACGTGCAATCATTATGCGTGCAAAGATGCGTGCTGAAGAACGCATTGCTCAAAGATATGCTGAAGAAGGTTATTAAAAGCTAGACTGATAGAAAAGTATCAGTATGGCAATTGCAAGTTCTTCATTAGCATTTAAACGAGCTGCCTTAATGACAGCTACAAAGGTTACATCAAAACCACCATCACCTGAAGTACTAAGAGCTCGTGACGACTTCAAGGACTTTTGTGTATATATGGGAAAAGCTCCGGCTCATCATATGTTGGAGTGGCATACAGAACTTTGTACAGGTAAAGATAGCGAGTGTTTATTAGGTATATCCGGACCTAACACATCTATTCTTGCACCACGTGGTTCAGCTAAAAGTACTGTGCTGGGTTTGTTTGCAGCATGGATGATTGGTAGACATACAGCAGCTAAAAAGATGCTGAGAGTCTTATATATCGCATACATGGTTGACATCAGTCGAGCTAAGTCGGCAACGATCAAAGGAATCCTTGCAAGTAACAAGTACAGAGAAATCTTTCCAATGGTGAGATTAAGTAAAATAAAACGTTCGGATGAATATTGGTCAATTGATTATGATTTTGCAGGGATTGATACAGCAGGTGAAGAAGCTTTTACAATTGCGTGTGGTGGTCTCAAAGGTGCAATCACCTCTAAACGATCACAGTTGGTGCTTATTGATGACCCTATCAAATCTGCCGCTTCGATCAACAACCCAGACATTCGCCGTGAGATGGAGCAAACGTGGTCTAACGTTATCGCACCAACGATGTTCCAAGGTGCACGGGCTATCTGTTTGGGAACCCGCTTCCACTTTGATGATGTTCACGCAACTTTGTTTACTCCCAAGCACAACTGGAAACAAATAGTCCAGAAGGCTGTAATAACAGATGCTGAAGGCAGACAACGTTCATATTGGCCTGAGTTCTGGTCAATGAAATACCTCAATGAGAGAAAGCTTGAAAACCGTACAGCATTTGCATATCAGTATTTAAATACAGCTGTTCGTAACACAGACGTTGGCATCTCACCTGAACTGATTGTTAGAGCTGAAGTACCTGAAGATTATGATTGCCTTGGTGTGGGAATTGACTTGAGTGCTGGGTTATCAGAGAAGAATGACTGGACTGTCTTTACTCTTGGTGGCATTAAAGAAGGCAAGATCTATTTAATTGATCAACGTCGTGAGCGGACCATGGGAAACATGGACAAGATGGATACGCTTTGCGAAATGCTTGCTGACTGGAACATCCTTGTCGAAAACGATGAAGGTCAGTTCTTTCCAACTATGTCTCCATGCATAATTTGGCCTGAAGCCGTGGCGTACCAAACATCTTTTGAAGGTGACTTCAAACGAATCATGCATGAGAACCGTGCTTTATATAATCT